CTTATATAAGTTGACAAGAAGTAATCTACAGCTATCGTACGGGCTCAGAATTAACTCGGCACAAGGATTGACAGCGACGCTTCCATAGCCTATGGATTCATACGCCTCTGTTGGTGTTCGTTTTTTTATTGTATCCCAAAATAAAAGACCAGGTTCTGCAGATGTCCAAGCTGCATCTATAATTTGATCCCAAATATTTCGAGCGTTAACAACCTTGGTTACTTTGGCTTCTTCAATAGGCACATCAATAGGCCATTGTAACGTGAAATCAGTATTGTTTTTCACAGCTAACATAAAATCATCGGTAAGACGAATTGAAATATTTGCACCTGTGACTTTTTTGAGGTCACGCTTGATATTAATAAAAGTTTCGATTTCAGGATATTTGATTGATATAGTAAGCATCAAAGCGCCTCTTCGGCCACCTTGCGCAACCTCTCTGCAAGTATTGGAAAAGCGTTCCATAAAAACGCCGATACCGTCTGTTGTTCCTGCAGCGTTTGCCGTTGGTAATCCTTTAGGTCTAATAGTAGAAATATCGAATCCTACTCCACCACGGCGTTTCATAATTTGCGCTTGTTCTTGATCAGTAAATAGAATGCCTCCATACGAGTCTTGAGGGGCATCGATTACGAAACAATTTGATAAAGACTGCGTTTTGTAATCATTACCGATTGCTGACATTGGAGAACCTTGAGGTATTACACATCCGATACCTTTAGATTCGGCAGCAAGTTCGTCAAGGGTCATTGATAGCCATCTTGGTTTATCAATGTGATCAACGTCTGCAAGAAGGCAAAAGATCTCTTTTTCGGAAAGTGGGTTGGGATATTTATTCTCTATCCTTGCGAACTCCTTAGCAAGCCTGAGATGCATATCTGTTGGCGTTAATTCGAGCAATTCACCGTTAATATTTCTAAGCGCATACTTTGAAATGAATACCCCTGTAGCGAGTTCATCACCGCCAAAGTACTTTAAAGATGCTTGATATGCTTGATCGTGTGTATATGACATATTAAAATCTCGAATAAGGGATGATGATTATATAGCGTTCATTTCAGCAGTATTTGATTTTTGTGATGGAAACTCATTCTTTAGCTCTTGCCATTTTGCGCGTAAGGCTTTCTTTTGAACCTCGTCATCAGATACCTTCACTGCATCAGGCGAGTCTGCTGCGCCGACTATTTCAAATTGACTTCTAGCTGTATTAATCTTTGCCGGGAAAACTAATCCATCACGACCAGCTCGATTCTTAGCGACATATAATCGTCCCCAACCAGATGCTTTTTCATGCGATCTTCTGGAAACAGATATAATAAAATCGCATATCATTGCCTTACCATATGCCTCGGACATATTTGTCATATCGATAATCTCGGCATTAGCTCCTTCTTTGTTTGCTTGCGAGGCCGTCCAAATAGGAATGCCCGTTTCCATTGCCAGCCCTCTGAGCTCCTCATATACAAGCTTCAATTCATGTCTCAAAGAATCATATTGACGAGTTGATCTCATAATATCAGCATAATCGATAATAACGATATCAGGTTTAAATCCTTTAAGGCTTAATCTTTCAATATGTGAACGAATTGTAAAGATTGTTGCTGTATTTGTTGGATATTCCTTAATGAATAATCTGCCAAGTGATTTGTTTGATTCATAGAATGATTTTACTTCATCTTTTCTATCCATCACGTCGCTAGAATCTATATCGCATAAATTAGAATCATAGCGTATACCTACAGCAGTTTCTGATAGTTCGAATGTGTAATGAAGAACATTCTTTCCACATCGCAATGCATTTGCACCAAGCATAATTAGAAAATGACTTTTTCCTGAACCGCTACCGCCTACGACGCAGAGTAATTCGCCTTTACCAGAGCCACCATTTAATATGTCTTTTTTATCAAGATCTGGGATACCTGTTGGGATTGTATCTCTTTTGAGTAATGTCCATCGTGAATCCATCTCATTAAAGAAATCGTGACCAACAGATGGTGCTGTTCCGACTTGAACTGCTTTCTTAATTGATTCTACGATAGACTCATATTTGTTGGCCTGCATTTGATCGACAGCATTTTCAAGTGCAGCCTTAAGTGCTTGCTTTCTACAAAAATCAAGAGACTTTTCGCGGACAAATTCTAGATCTCCTGCGTCAGGATTACTTTTCATCCGTTGAAGGTAATCGATGATTTGATCTCGAAGAATTACGTCTGTACCAACTTTCAAATCCTCTCGAATAATCGTAACAAGAAGTTGTAACGTTGGAAAAACCTTATACTTCTTTGAATAAGAAAAATAACGGTCAGATAAAAACTGAAGATACTTTAATTCGAAATATGATGAATCAAAAACCTCAGTCATCTGCTCCGCAAATTTCCAATCTGTTAACAATGCTTGCATAATCTTTTCTTGAAAAGATTTGCCATATGTACCGAATGTTGGAATTGTTGTAATTGTAGTAGTCATAAAACGTTTTTAGCAATAAGTTAATCGTGAACTACGATGGCGCAATTTAAGTCGTAAAAGAATCCTTCAATATCGAAACCTTCGATACCTTCTTTAATTAAAGCTTGAATTAGCTTCATTCTATTTACTCTTGGTTCGAATGTATCTATAACATATTGCATCTTCGAAACCTGATCTCCTGATAACATGCTACCATCAAGATGAACCAACTTCCAGTTTCTTTTAATATCGTCAACACATTCTATTATACGACGATAAACGATAGATTCGTCAATTCTTGATTGACAAAAATCAAATATATCTTGCAAAATCAATACTTGATTGCTACCCAGCATAGGCAGCTTTGACGCAACTTTTTTAAAACCGATGCCTTTAACACCTGGTACGTTGTCACCGGCATCGCCGCAAATAGCCTTAGCAATTGCAAAATTATGAGTGCTAATCCTAAACTCTTCGAATATTTCTTGTGCAGTAATAATTTTCTTTTTATGAAGACTATAAATTCGTGTTGTATCGTCTAAAAGTTGATACATGTCCTTATCGGAAGATACTATAATTTTATCTTTGTTTCTAAATGAGCCTGTACATAATTGTGCTATTATGTCATCTCCCTCACAATCTGAAACGTATATCTGGCATGCTGGAATGAACTTCAGCATTCCTAATAAAGACATCAACTGACGTTTCTTATTCGTTTCAGAATCAGGAATATCGTCGCCGTAGAATCGATTTAATTTCTCGGCTTTTCGACCCATTTTATATTCTGGGTATAACTTTCTTCTACGCTGCGACCCGCCACCTTCCCAAGTAATATAAATTCGAGATGGTTGAATCTCCCTTGCTATCCGTTGCATCGACTTAAGAAATCCAATGCAACCGCCCATTTGCTCACCATTTTTATTCATGGTAGGATAAGCGGCCCAAGATCTCAAAAAGAGATTAGCAGCATCAATTATGAGTATCGGATGTTCTTGACTCAATGTTATTAAATCCCAGTGCTACCAAGACCAGCAGCTCCACGATCTGTCATTGTTATAGTTGTTGCCTTCTGGAAGATGGCTTGAAAAATCGGGAAAAATACAAGTTGCGCAACTCTATCGCCTTTTTTAATAATAAAATCTTCATTACTTGAATTAAACAAAATTACTTTTACCTCTCCAGTAAAATCGTTATCTATACATCCTGGCGCATTTAATACGGTGATACCATGTTTAGCTGCAAGCCCAGATCTAGGACAAATATAAGCACCAAATCCAGACGGTAATTCAATCTTTATTCCAGTTCCAATAACTATCCTTAACCCCGGCGGAATCGTAAAATTATCTGCAGATTTTAAATCGCAGCCTACAGAACCGTCCGTTTGATACTTAGGAATTAACGAATCATCGTCAGAAATAATCTTAACCCAAATTGGGTTTATAGCTTTATCAAGCATCTAAACCTCCATCGTCAGTAGCGCTATCGTCTTCTAGCTCATTTGAATTGGCTGCCGATCCAGTGACCAATGTCAAAGCAGAATCAATAGCCTCCATCAACCACGGACCGTGTTGCTTGTCTCTAAGAAGTTCGCCAAACTCAGACTTATAAAACTTCTTTTCGATAATAACTTCACCAGTTTTGTCGTCTATAACACTAAGCTCTTTCCACGCTCCTTCGCCAGAAACATTAATCGTTTTACCTTTACGCTTAATAACGCCTGTTTCCTTACAATAAGCACGGACTTGATCAAAGATATATTCATCTTCTGTAATTCCTTTGCCAAAGATAATATCAAATTCACATTTACGAAATGGCGGAGCAACCTTGTTTTTCTTAACAGTTGCGATAACGTGAATACCAATTACATTACCTGCTTTGTCTTTTACTTGTGTACCAGAACTAAGCTTAAGACGAATTGATGCATGATATGGAATTGACTTTCCGCCTGGCGTCACATCAGGATCTCCATGCATTACTCCGATAGCAGTACGCAATTGATTAAGACACAAAAGTGTTACATTGTTTTGTCCAATAACGCCAGTAAGCTTACGCATTCCCTTAGAAATAACTCTTGCCTGAAGACCTATCGTGTTATCTTCATACTCACCATCAAGCTCTGCCTTCGGCGACGATGCTGCCACTGAATCCCAAACTACAAGAATTGGAACGTTCTTATCAAGAATCTGCTTTGCCTTTAAAACAGTCGATTCAATAATAGAAAAAACCTCT